CTGATCGTGTTGTCCTCGAGCGTGCCCTTCGCGATGCGCGTCACGCGGTACACGACCTGATCGATGTCGCGCTCGTCGGACGTCCAACTCAGCTTGAACAGCCCGCCGTACGGCACGCTCCACGCGCTGCGGTTCACCTTGAGCTTGACCGTGCTCAGCGGGGTGCTGCGCGTCGCGAGCTCGCGCGCCAGCGCGGCCCGCGCGACGCTGTGGCTCTGGATGCCCTTGAGCTCCACCACGGCGGGCACGCGCACGCCCTGCGCGTCGATGTTCGCGAGGTCCTGCTGCACGATGCTCGTGTCGAGCTTCGTGTCGGGGTCCGTGTAGATGAGCGTGACCTCGTTCACGGTCTCGCCCCACCCGGTGCGCTGGTAGCTGTCCAGCGAGATGACGTTGCTCTCGTCGTACTCGGCGAGCGCGTCGATGTCGTAGTCGCCGCGGATCAGCGTGAGCTCGTACTTGCCGGTGTCGTTGCGCAGCGTCAGCGACCCCGCGATGTGGTTGAGCACGATCTGGAGGAACTCCTCGATCGTGCTGGTCTGCGCCCACATCATGTTCAGCCCGAGGCCCTCGTCGTACGCCGTGTCCGCGGCGGCCTCGAAGCTATCGGTGTCGATCTGCGCAGTGCTGACGCCCATGCCCCACTCGGGGTTCGTCAGGGCCTCGTAGAGCACGTGCACGCCGTTCATGCCGCCGTTGACGTCCGCCTTGCTGCTGTACCAGACGGACCCGCTCCACCCCTGCAGCACGCGCTTTACGCGCACCGCTACGGGCTTCACGTAGGGGGTGTTCCCGATGTACCCGCCCTTCCAGACCAGCGCTGCAATGCCGCGGTAGGCCGGCAGGGTGCCGCCCACGGCGCCCGCAAGGTAGCTGTTGACGGTCTGCGTGCTGGCGCCCATCGTGATGTCGAACGACCCCTCGACGCCGCCCTCGCGGTCGGCACCGCCGAACAGGTCGGGAGCTGCCACCGTGGCGCTGCCGTTGCTCGTCACGTTGCCCGTCCAAGCTACCTTCTCGGACCACGTGAGGCGCGTGACGGCGTCCACGGGACCGTGGCACAGCCCGAGGTGGAATCCGATGTAGTACTTGTACCCGACGGTGACCTTGCTGAACCCGCTGCGCTTCTTGATTGGTTTGATGCTGAGGTCGCCGTACCACAGCACGTTCGGCCCCGTGATATCCACGGTGCCGAAGACTACGGGGATCGGGCGGCCTTCCTCAGCGGTCGGGAAGCTGAAGTCGTCGATGGCCGCAGCTCGCGGGCCCTTGGGCTTGGGCGCCAGCGCGATGCTGAGGACCGTCGTGACGAGGAACCACAGAAATTGAACCCAAGGCATAGGAGGACCTCAGAATACCGAGCTCTGGCCGAACGGGTTCTTGCTGCCCATCGTCGGGAAGCCCCCGTAGTTCACGGCGTTGCTGAACTTGGAGTTGCACGTCGCGATGGTGTGGTCGCAGCCCGGGTACACGTACACGCTGGCGCCGTTCTCGATGTCCGCGATGGGGTGCGTCACGCCGACGGTGTTGCCGGTGTGCGATTTGATGCCGCGGCGCCGCGTGACGCCGTCGGCGTCCACCCACTCGATCTTCCCGCCGGCAAAGTAGTTGTCGGCGTAGCTCGCGAAGTCCGCGCTGAGCACCGCGACGCCGTCGACCGTGTCGATGGTCGCCGCCACGCGGAACGCCAACGGGTCGACGCGGCACTGCGTCCCGTAGAGCACGTGCGGGCAGTTGCGCCCGTAGAGGCGCCGCAGTCCGGGCCGCTTGAGCGACGTGAAGATCGACTCGCAGGTCAGCTGGCTGCGCCCCGGCGACCACTGCGCGTTGAGCACGCGGCCCGCCCAGATGACTTGCTTGTCGGTGGGGTCCGCGGCCTGCGTGCGGTACACGGTCAGCGTGACGACCTCATCGGGCGGCGCCACGCTGAACAACTCGCTGACCTCGAAGTCCGGCGGACACGTGATCTCGAGGTTCGACTTCGCGATGTCCGCGGTCTCCTCGATCTCGCTGCGCGACAGCGCGCGGGCGAGCCACGTTTGGCTGCTGATCTCGATGTCCTCAGCGCGGCTCGTGTACCGCAAGAACCCGCCGGCGACGCCGAACTCGTAGAGCTCTATCGGGCTGCCGCTTTCGACGCTCTCTTCGTAGGTTTCGAACGGCACGGCTTACTCCTTGACGCTGACGACGTCGATCTCGACGATGGCCTCCCCTGCGCGTAGGTGCTTGAGCTTGGCCTTGTCGCCTTCGATGCGGACCAGCATGAGCAGCTCGATCCGCTGTACCTGCGCGACGGTGATCGCGGAGGCGCTGAACGCGCTGTCGATCGTCAGCAGCTCCTCGCTGCCGTCGACCTCGCTGTCGGTCACCCGGCGAGTGTACACGGTCCCGTTGACCAGCGTCATCCGGATGTCGGTCAGCGGGCGGCGGCTCTGGACGAAAGTCGTGAAGCCCGCGTCCTGCACGCGGAAGCTCGTCGCGTTGCCGCCGATCGTCTGGGTGAGCTGCAGGTCGTCGCGGAACGTCGGCAGCCAGAACGACACCCGCGAGCCGTGCATGGCGTGCAGCAGCTGACGGATGCCCCACACCTCGGCGAGCCCGAAGGGCTCCCAGCGCTTGCGCGTCGTGATGCGCGCCCGGTCGACGCGGCTGCTCTGCAGGATGCGCCCGCTGGCGTTGTCGAGGATGACCACGGGGCGCGACCACGTCTCCTCAGCGCTGCCGTCGGTGTAGTTGGGGTCATCGAGCAGCATCTTGCCGCCGTAGGTGCCCGCTGCGCTGGTGTCGCTGAGGTCCTCGTTGTCGAGCGTCGTGAACTCGATGCGCAGGCGGCCGTCGTTGCTGGGCTCGCGCGTCTGCGGGGCCTGCGCCTTTGCGTAGCCCTGCCGCACGGGCAGCACGACGGCCTGCGCCGTGTAGCTGTTCAGCAGGGGCGACGCAATGGTGATCGCCGACGACGTCATGCTGTCGATCTCGTACGACTCGAACAGCTCAGCGTTCTCGTAGATCATAAACAGGGACCCCACGCGGAAGTCGCCGATCGTCGTGTCGCAGGGGATCTCCGTGGCGCCCGCCGACAGCGCGACGCCGAGCGGCTGCTGCTCGAACCAAATCGGCACGCCCCAGATGCGCGTCAGCCAGTCGAAGAGCAGCGCGCGCAGCTTGCGGTCGTCCTGCCCGCTGGGCGTGCGGATGTCGTAGGCGATGCGCTGCCGCGGCACCTCGCGGATGCTGAGGCGCTGCTCCGTGCCGTCGTACGCCTCGAGGATGTCGGTCGCCCACTCGAGCGTCTCCTGCACCTCGCTCTGCGGGCGGTACGGGAAGATGACGAGTCGCCGCCCGGTGACCTCGAGCGAGAGGTTGGTGACGTCGAACACGAAGTCCAGCGTGCCCTGAATGCTGGGCGGCCCGAGCACCGCAATGCTCAGCGTGAACACGTAGTTGCCGAAGCTCGAGATGACGTGGGGGAACGTCGGCAGGCCGCTGATGCTGCTGCCCGCGCCGATGTTGTTAGTCAGCGACGTCCACGTGCGCGGCACGAGGTACGTGGAGGCGACCTCGATGGTGCGCGTCTGCGAGCTTAGCAGGTTGCCGAGGGCCAGCGACGACGGGTTCAGAATGATCTGATTGAAGTAGTCGTCGTCGAACACGGGCACGGGGAACCCCGTGTACGCGCTGACGACCTTCGGGTAGGCGCCCCGCGTGAGCTGCGGCGCAAAGATGTACACGACGTCCGCGCTGAAATCGCCGAGCCCGACCTGCTGCCAGCGCGTGTTCACGCCGCCGTCGACCGCAGGACTGAGGTCGATCGTTAGCTCCTCGGGGAGCGGTACCTCGAAGCCCGCGTAGTCGGTCACGTGACCTTCTTGTACGCGAGACCGTACACGCCCGAGCTGTTCTGCCCGCTGGCGCCGTTCTTCGCGCGCAGCGGGAAACACGTCCACGTGTCGCTGCCGAGGATGTACTCCTGCCCCGGAACGAGGTTGGTCATGTTGACGAGGCGCACGTCGGGGATGCGCGCCACGAGGTGGAAGGTGTCGGGGTCGTCGGCCGCCGTCTGGCGGAGCAGCAGGATGGGCGCCAGGCCGATGACGCCGCTGAACGGCGTCTGGTCGATGTTCGCGAAGACCCCACCGAGGCCGCCGCGCCCGTTGCCGCGCCCCGCCTCGCGCGCCACGCTAGCGAGGTCGGTGCCGCTCGGCGCCATCCAGCGCACGTTCGGCGAGTTGCCGCTCTCGCAGTGCAGCGTCCAACCGGCACTCGCCCCGGCGCCCGTCGCGCTGTCGAAAATGCCCTGATGATTGTTGGACGCCGGGCTGTTGATGAAAGTGGCCGTCTGATCCCACTGCGTGCACGCGTAGTAACCGCCGCCGGTCCACGTGCCGAACTTCTCGGCGACGCCGAACAGCATGTGGTGGAACACGCCACTGCTGACCTCCGCGACGACGTGGCAGCTCGTCTCTGCGGCATTGCTGAAGAACCACACGTTCGGGAACGGGCCCGCGGCAGCGTTCCAGCAGCGCGCCGACACCGTGGTCGTCGTGTACTCCGAGTTCGACACGCGGATGCCGGAGTTGCCCGGCAGTTGGTCGAGGTAGCTGCCCGGCACGATGGGCGACGTGTCGGGGATGCCGTCGAACAGGTACAGGCGTCCGCCACCGGTGCCCGTCACGGCGCTGCGGATTCCCGCCAGGCAGTCGCCCTTCGTGACGACGAGCTTGCGGCCGCCCGCGGAGCTGCCCTCGTTGGGGCTGCCGCTGCCCGGGCTGATGAGGTCCTGCAGGATGCCCCAGCCGTCACCGCTGAGGAACGTCCGCAGGCTGCCGAGCAGCGAGTCGACGTCGGCGACGTTCGTGAGCTTGGTGTACGACATGCGTTACTCCCGGAGAACGGCGAAGTAGTCCGCGACTTCGCTGCGGTACGTGTTGGTGAAGACGTCGTAGACCTTGTTCGGGCTCACCGTGGTGTCGGTGATCGTGTCCCCGCTGACCAGCCCCAGCCCGCCCACAGTGTACAGCCCCTCGATGCGCCCGACGAGCGCTGAACTGCTGAGCAGGCAGACCGGGAGGAGCGCGTAGGCCCCCGTCAACCCCGGCGTGAGGCGAACCGAGGTCGCCGTGTAGTTCTGCCAGAAGTCGTCGGCGCCGATCGTGTTGCTGGTCTCGCCGTTGGGATGCGTCGTCGGGTCGTGGTTCGGCCAGAAGTTGCGCGCGACGACGCCCGACTTCGCGGAGGCGCGCGTCGCGCTGCTGCTGCCGTAATTCGCCCACTCCAACCACGAGCCGTCGACCCACCGCAGGTAGGCGCCGTTGTTACAGACGTCCGGCAGGCAGGAGTGCCCGAAGTTGTTCACTTGGAAGTTGGACGTGCTGTCGCTCTGCGCGCCCGCGATGAGCAGCGGGTACGGGTACTGCGAGCGCGTCGCGAAGGGCTGGATGAACCCGAGGTGCACGAGGATGTTCGTCGAGCCCACCGTGCCGAGCGCCATGATGCGGCGCGCGCTCACCCAAAGGTTGATCGTGATGGTGGCGTCGTCGAAGGCCGCGTACACCTCGGAGCTCGCTCCGGGCAGCGTGCTGAACGTCAGCCCGCTGTCGAAGCCCGTGTAGCCACGCATGCCCCAGCTGAACTGATTGTTGCCGCTGTTGCGGAACGTGCGCAGGCCGACAATGATCTGGTCGCTCGGGCTGCCGCCGGCGCCGGGGCCGCGCAGGTACACTTCGCCGTCCGTCGCGAAGCCGCTCGAGGGCAGCGACGCCATGCTGCCGCCGTTGCTCAGGATGGCCCAGCGGTCTCCGCTGGGGACCTGCACGCCCGACGTCAGCCCGCGGTTGGGGCTGCCGCCCGGGACGAGGGTGCCCGCCGCGTAGTCGCGCAGGATGCGCAGGAAGTCTACGAAGTCGGTCGCCGTACCTTTTGCCCACGCCATAGCTTATGCCCCGTTCATGATCTGGCGGATCGCGCTCTTGTTGCGCGTCAGCACGTTGAGGATCGCCTGTTGCCCCGCCGTGCCCTGCATCGCTGCGGGGATCTCGTTGGGGTCCTGCACGTTCACGACCTGCACGGGTACGTTAACCTGCGGCGCGGCTGGTGTCATGGCGGCAGCCGTCTGAGCTGCCGGCGTCACGCTGCCCGCCCGGTCGAAGCTGACCATCTCCGGGCCTTCCTCGCCGACGAGGTATTGCTTGCCGGGCTGCACGGGACCGCCGTCGGCGCGTGCCCCGCCGAACGCCGCGCCGAGCCCACCGAGGATCGTGCTGAGGAACCCGCCGCCACCGCTGGCGCCGAGCGACGTGAACTTCTCCGCGAGGATCTTGAAGAGCTCCGCGGACAGCGCTTCCGCTGCCATGCGCTGCAGGGTCTGAACGAAGCTCGACAGCAGGCCGTCGAACCCCTCCTCGAGCGGGTTGAACAGGAAGTTGGCGAACGCGTCCTGAATGTTGCGCGCCGCTTGCTTGCTGATCTCTTCGAGGAAGTTGTTCGACGCCGCGCGCTCTTCGACGGCCGCCTTGTAGTTCTCCGTCGACTCCATGACAGCGCGCGCCCACGTCTCCTCGCTGATGAGCCCGCGGTCGAGCAGGCTGCGGTACTTCTCGATCTCAGCGGTCAGCACCTCGTACGGCGTGCGCAGCCGCGTGACGAGGTCTTCGACCTCCTCCATTTCGGCGACGTGCGCCTTCATGACGGGGTCCGCCTCTTGGAACGCCTCGACGGCCTGCATCACGGCGAGCGCGTACTGATCCTGCGTGAGCAGCCCCTTGGCGAGCACCTTGTCGAGCTGCCCGATCTGCGCTTCGTAGACCTGCAGCGGCGTCTGAATGCTCTCCGCGACGGACCGCGCGAAGTCCTCGAGCTCCTTCTGCTCGGCCTTCAGCCGCTTGAGGGTCTCCTCGTCGGGGCCGCTGGCGCGCGGCTTCACCTCGGGCTTGGCCGTCAAGTCGACCTTGGCGGCGGCCTCGCGGTCGCGCTTGCGCTGCTCGAACGCCGCGCGGTTCTTGTCCAGCGAGTCGAGCAGCGCGTTGTACTCGCCGTCGAGCTCCGCCTCGAGCCGCAAGCGCTCCTGCGACGCCGCTTCGATGACGTCCTCGTCTCCAAAGATGGTCGCGATCGTGCCAACGATCTTGTTGTCGATGAGGTCCGAGTTGCGGTTGTCGAACAGCCGCAGCTTGGCGACGCCCGCCACGGTGCGCAAGAACTGCGCGGCCTCGAAACCGGCCTCCGCGAACGAGTCGCGGTTCTCGTCGAGGAACCTCGACAAACCCTGCAGCGCGCCGCCCAGCGCCGCGCTGAACCCCGTCGCCTCGTCGAGCTGCCCGACGAACTGCAGGGCGCTGTTCTTCAGCACCTCGAAGTTCTGCGACAGCGTCGGCAGGGTCTTGCCGAACTCCTCCTCGAGCACCTTGCTCTGCGAGTTGATCGCGTTGATCACCTGCTCGGCGGTGAGCTTGCCTTCCTGACCGAGCTCGCGCAGCTTGCCGATGTTGACGCCGAGGCCGTCCGCGATGGCGCGCGCCAGGCGCGGCGTCTGCTCGAGCACCGACCGCAGCTCGTCGCCGCGCAGGGTGCCCGACGCGAGGCCCTGACCGAGCTGGAAGATGGCCGCGCTGGCCTCCTGCGCACCGGTACCGCTGACCGCGATCGCCTTACCGATGAGGTCGGTCGTCTTGATGACCTCGCGCTGCGACAGCCCGAGCTCCTCGCTGCTGCGCGCCAGTCGCGAGTACAGGTCGACGGTCGCCGGGAGGCTGGCACGGTTCTGCTGCGCGAGGTTGAAGAGCTCCGTCTGGACGGCGATGAGCTCCTCGCTGCTGTTCGTGGTCAGGCGCAGCTTGTTGCTGAGCTGCTGGTATTGGTTGATCTGGTCGACGACCAGCGCACCGCTGATGACGGCCGCCAGCGGACCGAGCACGCGCCCCATGCGGAACGCCGCAGCCTGCACGTCGGCGAAGCTCTTCTGGACGCCCTTCGCGGAGCCGTCCACGCGGCCGGCGCCCGTGCTGACCTTCTTAAAGGCCTTGTCGGCTTCAGCGGCGCCGCGCGTTGCCGCGCGGGCGTCGATCGCCACCTTGAGAGTTGCCACGTTTCGCCTCCGAGGCCTTCCGACGATCGTTAAGCCGCTCGAAGTACCGATTGTCAAGGCGCCGGACGAAGAACGCTAGGATAACCGCGTCCTCCTGCTGCCAGCCGTGCAGCTCAGCGTAGGCCTTGATTTCTGAGTGCAGTATCGGCGCGGGACCCGTAGCACCAGCGGCGCGCGTCGCGCTGAGGCTGGTGTACGCGTACCAGTAGTCCTCGAGGTGCTCCGGCACCTCGGGGCGCTGCTCGAGCGCCCGCACCGCTACGCCGCGCTTTTGTAGCCGCTCGAGGTCCTCGAGGTGCGCGCCCCACTCAAGGGACCACTCGAGGACCTCAATTAGTTTTTTGCGGCGCCCTCGAGGTCGTCGTCGCGGTAGCGCGCATGCTTCTGCGCCTCCTCCATGACGATCTCGCGGAGGTCGTGCAGCGACGGGTCGCTGAGGAACTCGTAGGCGCGCTCCACGCTGTACGGCAGCGGGTTGCCGGCGTCGTCCGTCACGCCGTCCCAGCCGACAAGAACGGTCTCCGCGAGGCACCGCGTGAGGATCTCCGCCTGCCTGGCGAGGTCGGGGTTACGGCGGCCGTGGGCCTCCCAGTGCGCGCGCCGCAGCTCGAGCAGCTTCACGGTGTACTTCGGGTTGTTCAGCCGCGCGATGCGCAGGCGCACACCCTCACCGATCTCGACCCACACGCCGTCGATCTCCTTGACGAGATCGCTCTTGAACATCTTTTTCAGGTTTGACACGTTGGCTTCTCTTGTTAGGGGACCGCCGGGCGGCGAGGCCCGGCGGTCGTTGGGGCTAGAACCACGACCTCACGGCATCCCAGATGCGGCGCAAGAACCGCCGCAGCTTGTTCAGGAGACCGTGAGCGTCGGAGGGTTTGGCTTGCGGTCGAACTCCACCTCCACCGCAGCACTCCAGTCCGACGGCATGCCCGTCGAGGAAACGTCGCGGACCGCGACGAGGTAAGTGACGCCGTTCTGCAGGCGCGTCGCGTCGATGTCCGACACGAACGCCTGCTGGATGTCGCCTTGGTCCTGCACGCTGAGCAGCGGCTCGTACGGCGCGTCCGGCGTCGCCTTCGGCTTGAAGCCGATGTCGTAGCCCCGACGCTGCGCGTCGGCGTACGGCGTGCCGTCGGTGTACGTGTCGCTGCCCCGCCACTCGAGCTTCGTGGGGTTCTTCATGGGTGCTCCTCAGAACAGGGAGCCCACGAAGAAGCCGATGCCCGCGGCGATCAGCATCTCGGTCTTGTGCTCGGCGAACACCGACAGCACTCGCTCCTTCCAGTAGTCGAACATAGGCACCTCCACAGTGCAGTTGTGCAAACGGCGGAACGCGCACAGTGTGCGCGCCCCGCCGTTGGTTGTCACCCGTCGCCGTTCGGCGTTACGCCGGGAACCGGTTGATGCCCAGCATGAAGCCGTACGTCGGGCTGCGACGGCAGGCGAACTCGAGCGTCGCCAGCACGTCCTGATCGTTGCCGCCCGCCACCGCCTGCCCGTTCGTGAACTTGATCGACGGGAAGTGATAGAGGTACGCGTTGCCCGCGGCGTCCGTCGCGGTGAACGAAAGGCTGAGCGCGGAGAACGCGAGGTACCGGTCGAACAGGTCGCGGTTCTGGAAGTACGACGAGATCGTGCCGGTGATCTGCGTGCGCCCCAGACCGATGCCGACGTTCGCCAGGCTGCCGATCGCCGGTTGGTTCCGCGGATTGTTGTTCACGTTGAACGCGACTTCGGTGAAGTACACGCCTGCCGCTGCGGCAGCTCCGTCGATGCGGATGTTGCCGATGTTGTCGACGGCGTTCATCACATCGTTGGTCGCCGCCGCGGTCGGCGCGCCGGTTCCCACCGTGGCGCCGCTCGACAGCCCTTGCTTGCCGCTGAAGCCGAACTGCCCGTTGACGATGGCGCCCGGCGCGATGGTCAGCTCCATGCTGCCGACGCGCATGCCCGTGAAGGCCTGATACTGCTGCGGGCTGAGGTCGCTGTAGAGCTTCTCCAGCGTGAAGCTCTTGCGGGTCGTGCCGTTGCGCAGGTGGCTGCCCTTGAGGGTGCCCGTCATGGTGCCCGCCGTGGCAGGCGCCGGGCTGACCGTGATGGTGTCCGCGTCGGGCTTCGCCGTGACGAGGTAGTAGCCGTTGTTCGCGGTCGGCGAACCCGTGCGGTCGAACTTCACCCACTGGCCGACCTGCACGTTGGCGAACGGCGCCGGGCTGGCGGCAGCGCTGATGCTGCCCGTGCTGTTCGGCGAGTTGATCGCGAACGTGAAGCTGCCCGTCAGGTTCAGCGGGGTCGTCCACGCGTTGGCGAGGGCGCCCGCGATGAGGTCGTCGTGCGCACCGTAGCTCAGCTCGATGCCAACGTCGCCGCCCGCGTTGATCGACGTGCGGATGATGTCCGACACCATGCGGTCGCTGCGGATCTCCTCGCTGACCGCCGTCTCGGTGGCCTGCGCGAGCGACTCCTGCGTGAAGCGCAGCTCCTTCAGCGCGCTTCCGGGGGTCGTGCCCCAGACGGACTCCTCGAGGTAGTACAACTGGACACTGCTGCTGTCACTCATGGGTTCGCTCCATTAAACGGGGTTGTCGATGAGACTGTCGGCCTGATACGGGGTCGACGCGCTGTACTGCACCCACGGGCCATCAGGGCCGACCCGCTCCATCGAAGTCGCGCGGAACACCACGCCGCTCAGCGTGCGCAGTTGGAAGATGCCTGCGACGGCATCCCCGAGCGACTTCGCCAGTCCGTCTCCGCTTCCCGCTGGGACGAATATATCAACCACGACGAGACCGGTACGGCGCACGCGGCGCTTCATGCCCATCTCGACCTGCACGGCTTCGCCGGGCAGGATTGTTAGGCGGACCCACGGCGCCGCGGCGGGCGGGTCGAACTTCACGTCGCCGAACGTGTACGCTATGGTCGGCGACACGCCCGCCCACTGCGCGGCGAAGCGCTGGCGGATCACGGCGGAGTCGTTGGCGTACATCAGGGGGTCCCGGGGAACTGCGCGTTGATCTCAGCCAGCGACAGTCGCACCATGCCGCCGGGCGCCTGCGATGACCAACCATACTCGAGCGGGACTATATACGGGAGATTGTTATACAGCCAGATCACCCCGAACGGCTGCGCGTTCGAAATCTGAGCCAGCCCCTTCGTGATGGTCTCGCTGCCCGCCGGGTCGACCTTCTTCGGCTTGCTGCGCCCGGGCTCCGTGATGCTGACCTGCCAGTTGGCCCGCGCGCGTCCGCCGACGTAGCCCGGCGGCGGCGGGCGCTGCCACAGCGTGGGGTTGCCGACCGGCGTGCGCAGCACGATCTTCGTCAGCAAGTCGAAGGCGATCTTCTTCTGCAGGAGCAGGCTCTGCCCGGGCACCGTGGTGGCGAACTTCGTCACCTCGGCGCGGAACTCCCGCAGGTTGGTGACGCGCGTCGCCACGCCTCACTCCTTGAGGGTGAGCTTGTAGGCCGCCACGAGGTTGCCGCTCCACACCTTCTCGACGTCGACGACGTGCCACTCCTTGCCGTCGTGCACGACGTGGTCCGTCAGCGCGGTCGGCACGACAGCCAGTCCTTGCGCGGCGAGCATGCACTGGAACATCGCCTCAATGGTCAGCGACTCCGACCCCTCGGCAGCTCCGGCGCCCTTGCGGCTCTGCTTGGCCGGCGCGGGCGGCGTGATGACGACCGCCGTGTCGACGTCGGTGTTCGTCGTGCGGCCGGTGGCCGCGCTGAACGACGCCGTGCGGCGCCGCAGGGTCGCAGGGGTGCCGAACCGCGAGATCAGCGCGACGGCCAGCGGTCGGAACGTGCTGTCGAGGGCGCCCGTCACGAGCGCAGCACCGTGCCAGTCGTCGCGGAGCTCGGCTTCAGGAAGGGCCGCAGCACCTCCTTCGAGTCCCAGTAGATTGTCTGCAGGCGCTGGCCGGCAGCGCCGTCGGCGTACTCCACCTCGAGGTCGCCGAGCTTCTCGCGCTTCGTGACGCGACCGAGCGCGGGCTGCAGCACGACCGTGCTGGCACCCGAGCTGTCGAGGGTGGCGCGCGCCAGCAAGAGCTGTGCGACCTTGACCTCGTTGGGAATGACGTTGGTCGGCACGAACGCGCTGTTCTCGAAGTTGTTCGGCACGAACGCGTTCGTGTAGTACGGGTCGAAGAAGTCCGGCACGTCGACGCCGCGCCGCGGCCAGTCGAGCGCTTGGAAAGCGTCCATGCGGGCGCCCTTCCACTGCATGCGGTAGCGCTGCTGCATGTAGCGCACCGCGCTGATGAGCGCGACCTTCTTGTTGCGCTCGCTCGCCGAGAACCACACGGTGTCGACGCTGTCCTGAAAGAACGCGTCGGCCTCCGCGAGCGTCGCGTAGGTGTTGGCGCCCGCCACGATTGCGCCGGTCTCCACGACGAGGACCGGTGCGAGCGGAGAAGTTATCGGGTTCGGCGACGACATGGGCGACCCTCGCTGTGCGCTGCCCTCGGATTCTCCCACGTCGCCCATAGCATCATCTCCGGCGGTGAGCCAGAGCGACGGCGGGGCAGGGCGTAGCAGCGAGGCCACCGCATGGGCCTCAGACGATCTTCACCGCAGCGAAATTGCGGTACCCCGCGACGGGGTACGCCCGCAGACCGCGGGCCAGCAGCTCGTTGAGCGCGTCGAGGTCCGCGGCGACCAGCGTCCCCGCGCGCACGCGGGCGTCCGCTGGTACGCGCTGCCCGCTGGGGGCGTACAACGCGCAGGGGTCGACCTCGCGCAGCGCTGCGGCGCTGTCCGCGCGCTGTACGTTGGGCGGCAGCCGCTCCCCGCGCCGCGCGGCGGCCAGCCCGGGGAAAACCCGGGACGGCAGCTCGTGGACCTGCGGGTTGAACAGAACGGCGGGCGCCGCGCACAGCGCTGCGGTGGCCTCCATCACGTCGAAGGGCATCGCGCCGCACAGCAGCACGGCGCCCCGCGATTGGTCAGCCTGCTGTACCGCCACCTGCACGACGGCGAGCTCGCTGATCTCGCGACGCGGGAAGTCCGTCGACGGCGTCAGGTGGGTCAGCAGGGCGGGGACCGAAATCGTCAGCGCTTCCTGCGGTCGCGGTTGGAACAGAGGGAGCGGAGTCCTGCGGGGCTTGAACACGTTCGGCCTCCTTGACGATGTCGAACACCTTCGTGCGCGTGTCGTACGCGATGCGGTGCACCTCGTACGGCCGGTTCACGAACCGGTCGTGCAGCTCCACGATGACCGCGATCTGCGCGTCGCCGAGTGCCGTGTCGACCATGATGGCGTCGCACGCCGCGACGTCGTTCAGCGACTTGACGAGGTCGCCCTGCGTGCGCGTCGCGAACGCCTGGCCAGCCGCGTCGGCGGTGATGCGCGCGCCGAGTTCCTGCGCGGCCTCCGCGTGTCGCCGGTGGAAGTAGATGTTGACCGTCTTGATAGCCGGAGTGCCGCGCACGGCCTCCTCGAATGCTTTCGACATGGGTGGCTCCTGTCGTTATAAAAGCAAAGGGCGGACGGAGTATACCCCCGTCCGCCCCTTGTGTGCTACGCCGTGGTTCGCGTTAGCGGGTCATCACGACGACGCCAGCGAGGTCCTTGCTCGAGGTCAGGACCTTGGTCCAGTTCGAGCCGGTGCCGAGCTGCGCGTCGGTCGGGTTGATCGCCATCGGCGAGGTCGTGAGGTTGAACTTGAACCCCTTGACCGTCATGTTGTACGCGTACTCGCCCTGCAACCGGACGATGAGGTTCTCCAGACCGGTGATCATGTCGGTCTGGAACAGCTCCTCCTCGGTGTCCTCGACGATGACGCCGTTCTCGTCCAGCCCGAGGGTGTAGTACCCCGTGCTGTTCGGCGAGGTGCTGCCCTCGGTGAACCTCAGGCCGGCGCTGTCGGTGACGATCACCGGGCGGTTCAGCGTCACCGGGGACGCCTGCGCCACGACGAAGTTCGACACGCCGTCGATGTTCGCCGTGATCTGCGACCGGACGAGGTCGTAGTACGGCTTCGAGTGCATCACCCACGTCACGACACGCGACGCCGCGTCGCCCTTCTTGGCGAGCGCCTGCACCAGCGCGTCGGTCGTCAGCGTGGCGCCCGCCGACGGCGAGCCGCCGGCGCTGCGGTCCACGGTGACCGCCGACTGCGCCGCCAGAGCGGCAGCCGCCGAGCGGAGGGCCGCGTCGAGCTGGTCGACCTGCATCGCCTTCGCGATCTGCTGGCCGAGCAGGAACGACAGGACCTCGGGGTCGCTCGAGGTGCCCAGCTTGCGGAAGGAGTCGAGCGTCTGGTCGACCGGACCGACCTTGCGGTTGATCTTGATCGAGATGTGCTCGTTCTTCGGCACGATGAGGCCCGTGGCCGCCGCGACCGAGTTCGGGTCACGACGCGACACGAGGTTCGAGATCAGACCCCAGAACGACTCCTGCGCGTAGTCGCCGCGCTTGCGATTCGCGACGAGGCGAATGGCGTTGCGCGACGCCGCGTTGAAGGCGTCGGTGTTCTGCACGAGGGTCTCGACCATGCCGCCATGGACGAGTTCCGGGTAGATGAGGCCCTGCGGCAGGTGAGTCGCCGCGGCCCAGTCACTTCGCTTGCCCTGCGCCATATGTCCCTCCTACGGGTGTCTGGCTGCGTTGGAAAGAATGCCCTTCAGTCGTCTGGGGTCACGCCCACGGCAGCTTCATGTACTCGTCCTGACCGTGGTCCTTGATGAAGGCCACCTTGTCGGACGGGCTCATCGTGCTGCGCTTGAGGTTCCCCGTCGGAGGCTTCCCGCCACCATTGCCACCGCCCTTGCCGCCCTCGGTTCCGTGGGACCCGCCCCCGGAGTTGCCCGTGCCGGCAAAGGCACCCGCGTACACGTCTTGGCCCTGCATCTCGCTGACCAGATCGCGAATGCCGAGGAACTTACCGTCCGCGTTCACGCGGGGGTTGCCCTTAGCATCGAGGATGCGCACGTGGAAAGCGCCGTCCTCTTCGATGAGCTTGGTCTGCGCACGAATGTGCGGCATGAGCAACGTCGCGTTGCCCTTGAGCTCGTTGCAGACCATCGCCGCTTCCTTGTCGATTCGCTCGACAGTCAGCGTCTGGACGAGAGTCTGTTCGCGCTTGGCTCGCTTGTCAAGCTCCTTCGCATGAGCCTCGGTCATCTGCCCGCGCAGCTTGTCCCACTCGCCCTTGCGCTCGGCGTCGAGCTGCGCGCGCTCCGCGGCCTGCTGTTTGAGGATCTTGTACTGCTCCGGGTCGAAATCATCGCCCAGCGTGGTCCGCAGCTCGTCGCGCTCTTTCGCAGCTTTGCGCGCGTTCTCGCGCTCCTTCTGCAGCGCGGACTTCAGCCCGCTGACGTCCTCGACCTTGTCCTTCGGGACGAAGTTGGCGAGGTGGAACTTGCCATCATCGCCTTGCTTGTACTCGTCGCGGATGCTCTCCGGGACGTCCTCGATCGTATCGACTACGGGCTTCAGGGCCATAACTGCCTTCCCAGCGCTTGGCTGTTGGTGATGAAACGACGCTCAGAAGTATAGGAGACTCAGTCGTGCGAGCGCAAGACCCTCACCGCAGTTCGCGGAGCTGCCGCCGGGCTTCAGCGCGCGCCGCGCGGCTGTATCGCTTCCCGGCGACGATCGCAGTGAGCGCCTCGCGCAGGACGACGCGCTGCTCGTCGGTCATCGCGGCGAACGGTACGCGTCGCGGGTCCACTGCGGTGCTGCGCCCCTTGAGCGCGGCGTCGATCTCGCGGTCCACCGCCACGGCGAGCGCCGGGGAGAACACGTCAGCCGCTGTGTGGTCGCCCGCGAGGTCGGGGCGCGCCGCGCGGACGTCGCGAGGGGTCTGTCGGGGCGGGCGCGCGGCGAGGGGCGCAGCGGCGAGCTTCTCGAGCTGGTCCACGGCGAGGGGGTTCCCCGTGAAGTCGACGAGCTGCGAGAGCGTGATCTTGCCCTTGCGGAACAGCTCCGCGCGGGCCGCGCCGAGCAGGTCGTCTTGGAACTGCACGCTCTTGCGGCCCAGCCACTGATCGAACGTGATGTCCGCCGCCACGACGCCGTCCATCGACGCGCGGGCGCCCGCGACCTCAGTCGCAGGGATGCCGAGCTCCTCGAACGACTTCGTGACCGGCACGACGGTGCTCCGGCAGTTGAAGTGCCGCGGCGGGCCGCCGTTCCACGCGTGCGACTTGCCGAGGGGCTCCAGCGTCGTGACGTCCCACATGTCGCCGCTGTACGCGATGCAGATGTCGGTCGTGCGGTTGTCCAGTGTGCTGACCTGTTGGATCGCCTTAATGACGTCGGTGTTCTCCTGAAACGTCGCGAGGCGCGCTTGGTTGGTGACGTGGTTCATGCTGGTCTGCACGAGCGCGGCGGCCTGCGCGCGCGTGCCCTGCATGACGCCGGGCACCTTGACGCCGTTCACGGTGCCGCCGAACACGCGCGTCGCGGCCTGCGCGCTGGTCTCCCCGTTGCGCATGGACGTCCGCACGGCGTCCATGAAACGGTTCTGGGTGCTCAGCGCCTGCCGGCGCCACCACTCCGTGACCGGCGTGCCACCAATAGCGGCGCGCCCCGCCAGCTGGCGCGCGGTGCTCGCGTCGATGCTTTTGTCCTCGAACTCGACGAGGACGCCTTTGCGACGGCTGGCCATCAGGGGATGGCCGCGCGCAGGGCGCGCACCGACATGTCCGCGGCGGCCTTCGCGATGCGGTAGCCGTCGGCGGTCGCAAGGCGGCGGCAGTCGGCGAACGCCTCACGCGTCAGCTCGTTGCTGCGGCGGCGCAGCTTCTCCATGCGGATGAGCTGCCGGGAACCCGTGACGGCGCCCGGGTCGATGTCGAGGAGCGCCGTCTTGAGGTCCTGCTCGAGCTTGGCGAGGCGCCGCGTGACGGCGTTATTGAGGCCCGCCGTTGCCCGACGAATCAGGAGCTCCTGACTGATCAGCTCGTCCCGCAGGTCCTCGTTTACCGTCGCCATTCTGGTCACCCGTCGTGAGTTCGCCCATAGCTTGCGCGGTCCGCACGGCGGCGTCCAGTGCCTGCGTGCTCTCGACTTCGAGGAGGTCCATCTCGGTCTCCGGGTCGAAGTCGTCGCTGAGCAGCCCGCGGCGCTTGAGCTCCGCCCAGAACGTCTCGCGGCTGATGTCGCCCTTGTCGCGCATCGCGAGCAGGGTCTTGAGGTCCTCGGCGTCGCGGCTGCTGATGCCGAAGTCCTTGAACACCTCGACGGTGCCGCCCTTGTCCTCGCCCAGCTTGAACCACAGCGCGAAGACATCGAGCACCTTGTTGAGGGCGTCCTCGAGCGCCTTCGCGACGGTCTGCAGGGGACTGTCAACCTCGTGCTGGTCGAGGGCGCGCGCCGTCGCAGTGGTGTTGCCCGTGCGGCGCGTGATCATGTCGAGCCCGATGGTCGCCATGCGCTGCTCGAGCGACTCGAGGTCCTTGACGCCCGCGTCGATGGCCTTGCCGCCGTGCTCCACGTAGGTCAGCGTCGACCCCTGCGGACCGCGCGTGACGCTGTTCGGGCCGATCTTCAGCTCGAACGCGCCGTTGTCGTCGTCCTCACCGAGTCCCGCGCCGAACAGGATGGGCACCCGCGCGACGTGCAGGATGTTGCGCTGGTCGCTGTCGCTCTGCCAGTGCGCGACGTTGAGGTAGGCGAGGTCGAGCAGCATGGGCTCGCCCACCATGAACGCGTGCCGGTTGGTGTACAGCGTCACCAGCGGGATGGCGTCCCACGTCGTGACCTTGGTGTCCTCGAGCACGTAGTCGTTGTCCTTCGGTCCCTTCTTGTAGGTGCGCTTGAGACGCGGCTCGATCACCTGCACGCGCTCGACCTTGATCTGGCCGAACTCGGTGTCGGGGTCCTGCTCGAACTGGCACGAGTAGATGCGGACCTGCGTGAGCACGCGCTTGCCAGCCACCATCTCGGACTTCCACCCGATGAGGGACTCCGCGTTCACGATGACCGCGTAGGGGCGCAGACCGGCAGCTCGCTCCGCGGCCAGGCTGGGCTGCCCGAGCACGGGGTCCACGGGCAGCCCCTCGGCGGACGGCGCGTCGATGAGGATGTGCGCGACGCCGTCGTTGATGGCGTAGCTCAGCACGTCCTGCGAGAACCGGTCGAGGTCCGTGCCGATGTTGTCGATGTTCGTGAGGAGCGCCTTCACCTGCGCGGGGATGTCGTCGCGCTGCGTGATAGCCTGCTTGAACACCTTGCCGACGAGGCGCGTCACGGTCTGCTTGTAGAAGTTCGTCAGCACGCTGCGCGCGATGCGGATCTCGTAGGCCGGCATGGGCTCCGCGGGTTCCTGCGGCAGGTACACGCTGGCCGCCTTGCGCATCGCAGGGGTGCCGCCCCACAGCGCGGTCGTCAGGCGCCAGTGCGGGAGCATCTGCGAGTACTCGTTGACCGGCACTTCGACCTTGTTGCTCATAGCACACCCGCTGTCGTGATGAAGCTGCGCTTCTTGTGGACCGGAAACTCTTTGACGATGTAGTAGCCGAGCGCGTCGCTGGGGTGCGTCAGCCGGGGATCGTGCTTCTTGTCGATCTCACCGCTGCCGCCCTCCAGCAACCGGACGCCCGCGAGGTCCTTGACGACGTTCGGCGCGTATCGCCCGTCGACCAGCAACCGGATGGCGCCGTCGCCGCCCATGAGGCGGCAGTTTACCGCATTCACGCGGGCGCGCTCGCTCGGATTGGCCTCGGGGACCCGCATGAACACGCGCTCCCGGCCGAAATGAGCGAACAGCTCCCGGCGGATGATGTCCCAGTCCGAGCCCTCGGTCTGCGTGGTGTGGCGAGCACCGCCGCTGGCGTCGCCGTACACGAAAACCCGCCCCTGATGCTGGCCCCAGTCGGCGATCAGCTTTCGGCAGACCGCCGGGGTGTTGCTGTTGTGCGGGATGTGCACCTCGCCGAGCACGCCGGTGCCGTACTGCGCGGGCGCCTTCACCTTGGTGAACAGCGACGTGCCGTTGACCTCGACGGTGCCCGACACCACGGCGACGCGCTGCGGCAGCGTGATCTCTTGGCAGATCACCGCGATGCCCGGGTCAACGTTGAAGTCGAAGCACACCACGAGGTCGCCGCGCGGATTGTAGAGGTGGCGCAGGCTGTCGACGTGCAACTTGTCGTCGAACGGGTAGTAAGCCTGGCCGCGGAAGTTGACGAAGTCCGCCTCGAACTCTTGGCGGAACGTCAGGTCGTCCATGTCGCGGCGCGCCTGCTCGATGACGTGCGCCGGCAGCACCTCGGCCGACTTCCAGTGATAGACGCCCCACATGCCCGACGGGTCGCCGGTGTGCTGCGTCACGAGGTCGTAGTAGTGATTGCGCCCCTCGGGCACGCCGATCAGCATGGCCCACGCCTCGCGGCCCAGCGTGTTGAGCGCGGGGTACATGTTCTCCGTCCACGCGGTCGGCTTCATGTTGCCGTACTCGTCGAGCACGACGCCGTCCCACGGACGGCCCTCGATGCGCTGCGGCTTGTCCATGCCGAAGACCTGAATCTCGGCGCCCGTGATCAGCTTGATCGTGAGCTCGGTTTCGCTGGGCGGCCGCGCCAGCAACCATTTCGGCACGAGGGCCTTCAGGTCGTCCCAGAAGATCGACTTGGCTTGGTTGAACGTCGGCGCCCCGCAGCCGTAGCGCGCGTCGTCGCGCGGCGGGTTCATCGCGCACCGCACGACGCGCCGCTTGGCGCGCTCCGTCTTGCCCGAGCGGCGGCCAGCGGGTACCAGCATGAACCGCACGCGCCCGAAGTCCGAGCGCATGCGGAGCTGCTCCCGCACGGGCTTCAGCGGAAGCCAGCGCGGGGTCGGCCCGCTAGTTGGGGAGCGCAGAACCATCGGCGTCCTCCGCACCGGGCTCGACGTACGGCGAGTCCTCGCCCTCGAGGCTGTCGATCTTCGAGAGGGCGTCGCGCACCTTGCGCGCGATCTCCTGCGCGTCGTTGGCACCGGCGTCCTTGTCGGCGGTGAGGAGCTGCGCGAGTCGTGCGGCGAGCTCAATGGCCTTCAGCTGGTCGAAGAACTTGACCTCGATGTTCTCCTCGCCGCCCGGGCTGTAGCTGATCTTGATGGACTGCACCATGCGCTGCGCAGCCAGTGGCAGCTCTTCTTTCGGGACGAGGGAGTACT